CAACTGTATCTTTTGTCTTACCTTGAACCACACAACTCTTTCTATTAAGTTGTGGTGTTTCAAATACTGGCCCATCATTGTTTATTAATACCATCTGTGGATCAAATCCTGCAGGTAATACTTCCCAATCAGAAAACCAACACTTATTTTTCATTGCATAACCAGATTCATATATTTCTTGTTGCATTGGATAGTCTACAGAAACGAGATTATCAACTGCAAAATCGCGATAGATTGCATTACACCCCCATGTGGTAGTCCACTCACCCCCTATAATTTTATCTTTAGGTCTTGACTCTCCGTTTCCATAAACTATATGTCTAATCAAAATCTCTTAACGCCTCCCACGATACTGGAAACTTTTGAAACAAATGCCAATCAATACAATCTGCAATATGTTGTGTTTCCAACTGTGTGTCATCCTTACATCTTAAATTACATACTCTACCAAAAGCCATAAGACTTCCAGACCAATACCATTCAGTATACATATTTTGAGGTAAAACCATTCTTGCCATCTCTGGAGCAACATTTGCTTTTAATAGATTTTGATAAGTTTGTTTCACAAATTGCATAGTAGACTCAATATTGTAGATTATTATTTCTTCACCAGAACCTTGTTTAGAATTTTCTGGTCTGCTTCTCCATTGATCTGGTATAAAGAACTCTGGTTCATCATCTACATAACGTCTACTTACTTCGTTCCACACCAAACCGACTTGGTGTTTTACAAGTTGTCTTGCTACAAAGATTGGAGCTTTAATTCTAAACTGTAAAGATGCATGACCAAAAGGACTCCAATGATTGTGTTTTGCAAGATAGTTAATGAGTTTCTCATCTTTATCAGAGAACTCATTACTTTCTTTTGCGAAAGAGACTCGAGCAGCATTAACTATACTCAAGTCTGTTCCCATAACATCAATTAGGTTGACGTTCATGGTGCCTCTTTCTTTCGCTAAACGCCCTACGAGTTGGCCGATAACCTTTAGGCCACTCTGGAGTTCTAGTAGCGAGTGCTTTACATCGCTCCTTTAACTCTTGATTTTGAACAACGAGTTCTGCGTTGTCCGCCTCGAGCTCTTTGACTCGATTCTTGAGATGCATATCCTCAAGAACTTGAAATGCATTTTTCGCATTAATAGACATACCATATTCTCCTATATTGGTAAGGTTGCAGTTTTTTCCAAGAAGTTTAGTTCTCGGGCGTTAGCCTCAATCTTTTCTTTGAGGCCTTTAGTAATCAATCGACCTACTGAGTCTGGTTCTAAATTATTGTTTTCACAATACCAAATTACAGCGTCGATATGATTGATTTCTTTTTCTTTAGCGACTTTTTCTATTTCAAGTGAAAATGTTTTAGGTGTTTGCATAGTGTTCCTTTTGATAATTTAATGTATACATAATATCATAATATAACGGGCTTGTCAAGAGAAAAATGCATTTTATTCATGCTCTCCACCAACATCTTTTGGGTCTAGTTCGTATCTCTTACCATCAAAGTAAATGGCTCTAGCACGACTTGGAGTGTGATAGAGTTTATTCATCAGAAATCTAGGATTACTTTTTGCCATTTCAAATGTTGCAACTGTAACTGCGATTGCAGCCAGAATAATAATGTGTGCGATTGCAGTTATTCCAAATATCCACATACTACTAAAGTATGAACTAAATGCAATACACCACATCCATGCTAGTACTTGCATTATCATGTGTCTGGTATTTGTATCTGGAATGTTTTTTAATGGGTTTCTATCATAGTTCATTATAGATTCCCAACTGTCATAAATGTATTTCATATTCACCTCTTTAAAATTGGTGGTGGGTTTCTGTTGCTAAGTACCCACCGAACTCCATGAGATTAAGCAGCTAGTGCATAATCCTCGATTGCAAAGTTATCGTTTGCATTTACTTTAGTGAACTATTAAGCGTTCAACCTATGATTCTACTCGTTCCTATCGCTATCTGTCGATCCTATTTCAGCCCCAAATTCGTTTATAAAGATTTGGTGGAGCTGATGGGTACTGCCCCCATGTCCAGCCTAGTATTCAGATTGTATCAACAAACCATACTATATTTATAACATAATTCTTTTATAAAGTCAATAAGAAATTTGCTGTTTTTTTGTAGGTTTGCTTACTGCATTTTTTTGAAAGTATGTAATAAGACTTTCCTCACTAAAGCAATATATTTTTGCAGGCCCACCTAAATGTTTTTGTGACAACGATTCTACTCTATCTCTATTAATCCAAGCTTCTTGTTGACATTGTTCTAAACTTTTAAATGTAGGGTCTGTCAATACAAAATGCTCTGCTGAACCATCACTATACAGCTGCATTGATATTAGTACTAAAAACCATTTCATTTTTTTCTTCCCATTCTTTTATGGCATCTGTTAACAAGGGTAAATACTTTGTCTTATTCTTGACAAATTCTTGTACAATACCATCTTCTGTTACTACCAGAATACAAATTTGATTGATTGCAATTCCAGTTCTTTCTTCAAACATCTCTGCATAAGCAGACGCTTGAATATAGTAACTCTCGTTCCATTCATCACTTCGTTCTTTTGATGAGGTCTTGAAGTCTATGATAGATAGAACTCCATCATACTCTGCGATACAATCGACACGACCAGCTACCTTATATTTATCAGAATAGAGCCCACACTCTTGGGAATATATGTTATTCGTTTTTTGCAAGACTGAATCTCTAAGTTGTTTGAATAGAACATATGGTAGGAATTTCTTTTTGTGTTTTTCTTCATCAAAATTATTGTTAAGATAATCTTCACACATATGATGGACTGCAGTACCACGATTTGCAGCCTTTCGTGCAACATAGTTTGCTACATCATCACCAACTCTTTTTCTCCAATCATGGAGTCCTTTCTTATTCCTTACAGAAAGAACTGTAGTGATTGATGGATATTTATTACCCTCTGGCGTTTCGTATAAACGAACTCCGTCAGTTGTTGTTGCTGTTATCTCTGGGAGAGTTATCGTCTTGTGGTTGTATTCTTTCATTATTATCACTTTCTATATCTTCATGTCTTTTATAAAATAATCTTATAGTTTCTTGTATGCCTGATACCAAATTATCAAATTCATATTCTGGGTCTGAACCTTTTATATATTCCTTATCATACTTTTTTGGAACTTTACCCCAACCTACAGTTCTATCCCACTCTCTTTGGGTATACTTATCAGACATTCCTCATACGTTCCACTAGTCTGTCTGCTCTTTTCGTTACTTGGCGATACCATTTGCTATCTACCATCTCATCTGCAGCTGCGTTCCAATCTCTCGCATCTACACCAGCTTTCATGCCCTTGAACTTGGACAATCTTGGTCGGCCCATGTTGAACATCATATTTGCAATTATTCTTTGCACTTCCTCTGGTAACTCATTAAAGTCTGGATATAGTCTGTCGCAGTCTGACAAGACAATTTGGATATCGGTGTCGAAACATTCAATGCATCTATCTTCGTTGACAGGCGTTCCAACTTCCCATCCATATTCCTCATCCCATTCAGTAACAAGATGGCCAATGCCAAAAGTAGCAAGGCCAAGATGGTCAAGGTATATTTTGTTAACACTTCCCTCATCATATTCAATTTCCTCTCGTAGTTTATCTATATCCATTATTCTATTCCCATTCCTAGTTTAGTTTTTTGTATTAAATAGTTTCTAACAAAGCCAGACCTAACAATATCACCTATGTCAAACTCTGTGCAATTAAATTCATTCATCTCTTGTAGTATTTGTAAAAAGTCCATTAGACCATTTTTTTCATTTAGTTTAGTTAAATCAGATTGGCCAAAATCACCACAGAAAAATATCTTGGACTCTTGTCCTACTCTTGTAATGATTGTATCTAGTTCATGGAAGTTTAGATTCTGACACTCATCAACTATAATAATACTATTATCAAAAGTCAAACCTCTAAGAAATGATGTTGATAGAAAGTAGAAACTACCCTGTGCTTTCAACCTATCATATAACATAGAGAATGCTTGTTCGTTTGGTTGTTCAAACATAAACTGCATCATATTTGAATATGGTACTTGATACAATGCTGCTTTGTCTTCCTCATCGCCAGGCAGAAATCCTATCTCTCTTGTAGGTATAAGAGAGCGAACTACAATAACTTTATCATAAGGTGTTTCATTTCTTAACACTTCTTGTAGTGCTAGATATAAAGAAATAAATGTTTTTCCAGTTCCAGCACATCCATACAAAAATTGATTCAAACCTTTTTTCCAAGAATCAAAAACTATTTTTTGACTATCTGTTACTGGCTTAATGTTGGTAAGTTGATTATAAGTGATGTCTTTTTGTTTTGCCATTATATATTCCTATTAAAGTGGAGCAGGAGTGGAATACACTCCGTACTCCTACATGGAAGCTGATACACAATATATTGATTCCATGCAATGCTATTTATATTAATACAGCCCCGTAGATTTGTTTTTTTCATAATGTTTGTTTACATTTTGACCAGCAACATCTACTAATTTATGTTTTTTTGCAACATTCTTTACTTTGATTGTATTATGTGATTGTTTGTTTCCGTATCTTTCAGCTAGTGGAGAATTAGGATGGCTATCAGCAATTTTTGCCATAGTTTCATTAAATCCACCATCTGTTTTTATTCCTTGACCAGATACTATATTTGGTGCTGTGATAACTTTTTTACATTGAGGATTGTTTTCTAAAAATAATTCAAGTTCACCCCATGTACAAATAGTATCAAAAAATTCGTCTTTGTCTATATCATGTATTGTGTAAGTTGGCAATTTCTTTCCTCAATTTATCATTTTCTTCAATTAATTCTTTATTACGAATAAGCACATCATAATGACACTTTGTTAATTCTTTCATGTCTAACATTAGAGCATTCGTATGTAAATGTTCTTCTTCAATAACAGGCTCTTTTTCTTGTTCTTCTCTCAGCCGTCTGCCCATGTAGTCATAATATCTTTCGTCTGAAACCATTCTGGCATCTCCCTATTCTTCCAACTCGCAAAAGAGTTCTTCTCAACTATATAGTAGTTCCTATATGCAAGTATAGGATTGTTCTTAACCTTGCACATTTCTGGCATACATTGAGGTAGTTGTGTTCCTTTGACCATAGGTATATTACTTGGTGGTCTAATAAGTGCAATAGATGGTTTAGATGAACCATGTA